TTTGCGGACGTATTCGTCGGGTCAATCTGACCCATCAAGCTAGTCCGAATCCAACGAAATTCCCAGCCGTCCTGCGGGTTGGGGGACGGGAGGGTTTGAGGGGGAACCCATGCCTGCTTGCGCTTGGCAAGTTCACGGTTTTCCAGCTCACGAGGGGTACGAGTATCAGCCATTTTGGTTCTCCAGTTTAATAAGTTCTTTCGCATATTGCTCGGGGGTCAGACCAAACTTTTTGGCCAGTGCCACCTGCGTCTGCGTCAATCGCACTTTGTTTGGCGCGGTGCTACGCGTTGCCGGAGCTACCACAGTAGCTGGTTTGCGAGGCTTCTCAGCCTTCGATTTCTGAGGCTGTTCCGGGGTTTCGTCGTCGGGCTCTTCGCCCTCGAACTCTTCCGGGAAACGCTTTCGCATTGCCTCGTCCACTCGGCGGTAATAGTCGTCTGATCGTGGATCGACACCCTGCCGGACTAGCTTTTGGTGCAGGCCAAGGGCGAGGCTAGTCATTTCCTCATCAACACCAAACCATGTATTTTTGACCTTCCAAGCCGAAGCTTTTGGGTCGATAACCGGTTGATGTTCTTGTACCTGTTGATACTGTTCTACACCTTCTGATTCCGTTTGTAAAGGGGGTCTGCGATACTGCACCTCCTTCAACTTGATCTTAGCATCGGTCAGGGCTTCTTGGGCGTCGGCGATTTTAACCGGGTCACCTTCTTCGTACGCCTGCGCCAAACGCTGTTTGGCAGAGGTCACTTCAACGGTAACCGCCTTGGTCATCTCTTCGCTGAACACCTTCTCGCCGTCGCCAACCTTCTGGCGCAGCTGTTTGATCTCGGCATCGCGAATTTGAGCCAGTCGGAAGGCTTCTTCCGCCTCACGGCGGGCCGCTTCTTTCTCACGGCGTTCGTCGTGCCAGACCTTCTTCATCTGGGAGAGGCGTTTCTTGACCTTGTCGGAGTATTCCTCCAGATCGTCGTCTTCGAGCTCCTTGACAATCTCCTTGGGCAGAGGCTCACGGCCTTTGTCTTCCGGGGGCGTATCGTCAACAATCTCGATCTCCAGAGCCTCCGGCTCCTTGCCTGCTTCCTTCTTGTCTTCTACTTCATCCGGAAACTTGAATGCGGGTTGGTTCATGGGTTACTCCTTATTTGCGACGGATGCCGCGGGGGTCTTCCACCACCGCTTCCACCGTGTCGTCGTTGATGATGCGGAACTCTTTACCGTGGATGTCCAAGCGAGTGCCGGTGTTTGACCGGACAATCACAAAGTCACCTTCTTTACACCACGGTCCAGCCGGGAACTTCGTCTTGTCCTGATATGCCTCGGGACCCAGCTTCACTACAAACAGTACGGTGGTCAGGATTTCCTCGTGCTGCATGGTGAGGTCGGCCTTGAGAATCCCACTGTCGTACTTCTGCTCGATATCCGGGATAGCACAGAGAATGTGATACCCAGACGGGTCAGGCAACTGCTTGGCTTTGCGGGCGGCTTCATCTTTCTCGGCCTCCCATTTCTGTTCAAGCGCCGTCATCGTCATTTTGTTTCCGCATCCTTTCTGCGAGGTCTTGGATATGTGCATCTGCAAGGTTCAGACCCCGAATAACCCCACAAATGTGTTTGTACTCTGCGTAGTCCTTGGCACCACCTGCCAACAGGAATTCGATTTTGCCTTTGCGCTCGTCGTCGTTCTTGGTCAACAACAGCGTCAGTCCGTCCATTTATTACTCTCCTTTGGAGGGTTTTGCTCTTTGTGACTGCATGCGGGCTTTATTCAGGTCCGCACCGATCTTCACACCGGTCAGCAACTCTTCGCGTCGGCCTTTGTCGGCCTCGGCGGCTGCACGGATCATCTGGTCTTTTTCTTTCAGCTTGAGCTCGTCGGCCTTGGCCGCGGCGTCGATAACCATCTTCTTCTCTTTGAGCCCAACCTCTTTCTCTTTGATCTCCAGCTCCTTCTGCTGCATCTGGATGAGCGGGTCCTGAGCCTGCTGCGCAGCCTGTTGAGCTGCGGCCTCCTGTTGGTCTTTCTGCAAGAGACGCGCCGCGGCTTGCGCCGTCAGCTGGGACAGGCGTACCTCCAACTCCTCCGGCAGTTGCTCTTCGGGATGCGGCAGGGAACTACCGAGTTGTTTCTCGATCTCGCGACGGTACTGGAAGGCAACGTGCTCGGAGATGTGCGCTGCGGCTGCAGCCATAATGGTTTGCGCCATGGGGTTTTGGCCCATGATTGCGGCGATTTTCGGGTCCTGCATAGCTGCCATGTGCACGGCGATGTGCGCCTCGTGGTCCTGATACATAAACGCCTTGACCGGTCGGGCATTCATAATCGCCATGTTCTCAGAGACTGGATCAACCGGCTTCATGTCGTCGTCCGTCGGCACCAGCTTGGCAGCGTTCTTGACCCCCAGCACCTCGATCATCTGACGGTGCAACATCTTCTGGTCGTAAATCTGCGGAGCCTGCGCCGCCAGCTGCATCACGGCTTGGTACTGCACGACCTTCTGGCTCATCGTCGCAGCGTTCGGGTCGGACACGGGGATTACATCGACCATGTCGTAATCGGACTTCTTGGCCTTGCGGTCGCCGGTCTCCGGCTCGTAGCCGTATTCATCCGGGGTGTTGTCGCGAATAATGTCGCGCAGGAGCTTGAACTCCTGCTTCATGGCGTAGTGGACCCGAGCCTGAACCGCGCTCATCACCTTCAGCATCCGCTCCAGAATCGCCAGCGTCGTCCCAACCGGGGAGTTGGCGGACATGTCCGAGACCTTCATATCTGCGGTAGCCGCGAAGCGCTGGGCGTCTGCGACGATCTTGTCCATCAGCAGCACGAGGGTCTGGCTGGGCTCCTTGTACGGCAGTGGCAGCAGGTTGTCCCGGATCGTGCCACTGGGCACATCAACATCACGGAACTCGCCCGGAGCGATCGGTGTATCGTCACCCTTTACACGCAGTCCACGAGCCTTGAAGCCACCCGGCAGGTTCGCCAGCGAGCCCGCATCGACCAGTTGACGCAGCAGTGACGTGGCAGCATGCGCATGCCCGCCGATCAGGTGAATAAGCCCGAAGCAGTAGAACCCAAAGCCCGGGATATAGCCGTAGTGCACCAGATGTTGACGGCGTTTCTTGGTCTCGTCCTCGGGGTCCCAGTTACGGCGGATCGCAAGGATGGTGCTGGTGCCCTTCTCGTAGGTGATGACGTACGGTACAGCGATGCCATTGTCTTCCGTGAACTTGTCGTTGTAGCCCGCTTCCCGCAGGTCGAAGTCCAAGTGCATCTCGACGATCTGGAACCGGTTGTCCGTTGACGCGCTGAAGCCCTGCTCCTGCGCCTTCTGTTTCTCCACGTCGTCCAGCACCCGCACGGGGTCGCCCAAGTCAACGTCACGGTAGAACCCTGCTACCTGCAGTTTCCGCAGGTCGTTCTTGGTCTTACGCATCCGGTGAGATACCCGTTCAGCACTCTCCAGCGTCGTGGCTCCGTACGGCACCACAATGTCCTCCGTCGGCACATACATCGACACCTGCCGGTTGAGGTTCGGGTCGAAATACACTTTCTTGAACGAGTTACCCGCCAGCGCCAGTGCAAACAGCGCCCGCTCATGCTCGGGTCGGAACTCCTGCATCTTCTCGGTCAGCTGGTAGTTCATGTCCTCCTTGACCCGTACAGCGGCGTCTTCTTTCTCTTTCGTGTCCTTGCCGATGATCACGGTCTTCACGGGGCCCGCGGCGGGAAACGTCTCCATGATGGTCTCGGACTGGAACTTGACCGCACTCTCCATCAGCATCGGGTGGAATACACCACAGGCACCGGCCCACGGCTCAGTGCGTTCTTCAATCTTGATCCCCAAGAGCTTCAGGCCCTTGATATAGGTGTCCAGCCAGTCCTTGCGGCTGGCAACGTCGGCGTCAAACAGCGCGTCCAAGTCCGATGCAAGCGATTGCAACTGGCCCGGGTCCATCTCCTCGGCAATGTTCTCCTCGAACTTTGCCTCTTCTTCGGGGGTCAGCTCTTCTTCCGGCTCACCGATCTCCACCTCGATATCAATCTCAACCTCGGGCTCCGCTAAGACAGCCAACCCCGCAGGGGCTTCATACAGTGCTTTATCGACGGCCATAATTTATCCTTATATTAGTTTCCAGTTTCCGCTGGAATAATTGTCTGGCATTTTAATAGCCCCCCCAGATTTTTTCGCAGAAACAGGAATTACTTCGGTTATTGAATTACCAAAATGAATACCCGATCCAGCATTACCTATCGGGCTTTCACTACGATATATTTCAACAGGATTAAACCCCACTTGCGGTTTTGTAGTATATGGAAATTCATGTATTACTTCACCCGCTTTACGCGGCCCGTAATCTTCCACAAGTTGTAGCATCGCGGTGCCCGTAGGTTTTCCTGATTTATCCAACTTTGGTACAATACGCGTAGCCATATCTGGGTTTTGAAAAAGCCCTGCGACCCTGTTTACTGAATCGGGGTCTACAAAAATTGTTTTACCCGATCTCGGCTGCATACCCTCGGTAGTGTCTTTATGTGCTACACCAGACCGATTTCTAGTAGTGGTAGCATCGGCATGATGGGCGTAAGTAGAACCACGAGCAGTGCGGAAGGTTCCTACTATGTCCGGCAAATCTTTAAATACTTCATACCCCATTTTGCCAGCCTTGGCCGCTACTTTTGTAGCTCCACCCAAAACAGGAACAGCTCCTATGCCAGCTAGGCCCATGCCCAACATATCGCCTTCTTGTCTGGCTTTCTCAAAATCCTTTACAGATAACGCTGGGCCCAACACCGGATGAAACCCAGCTATTAACTCGGCAGTTTCCGGTGTCGGTTCTACCTTCTCTCTATCTCGTACGTCGCGCCCCTGCCTGTAGATAAAAGGGTTACCATAATATGGCCTTGTGTCGTCTGTCATGGTTTATCCTCTACTTAGTAATACCCCGCATACCTGCGGCGTTTGAAAAACTTCGGTTCTTCGGGTTCATCACTTTGAAGTTTAATAAACCCACCTTGCCGGAACCGCATCAATGCCAGCGTCGTCGAGTCCACCAAGTCGTCATTAGCCCCACTTGGAAAGTCGTTACATTCCTCAACAACCTCTCTAGCCCACCGCGTATCCGGAACCCATACAATACCACTTCTGAAGAGATCACTCACTGCGTTGACCCGGGCAATCTTGTCCTGCCCCTTACCCGGGGTGAACTCCGAAACCGGCAAGCCCATACGGCGCATCTCCTGATACAGAGCCGCTCCGTTAGATTTTTTCTCGACTATGAATGTCATCGGCACCCCGCCCAGCTCCCAGTCGCGATACTGTTGGAACACGAGGTCTTTGAGGTCTGGGAACTCCATCCGCTCTTTAATACTGTCAAGGAGGATAATATTGTTATTATTGGTCTCTTCGTTGAAAAAGACTCCCCAAATAGTCAGTGCGTTATAGTCAGCACGGTTGTTGGCTTCCTGCGCCGCGTCCAATGCCATGATGACGTAGTCACAGGGCGGCGGCTCGTCCTTCTCCCATATCTGCCACCATTCCCGCTTTATGAGCGCCCCTTCTTCTGAAGTGGGGTCCTGCATATACTGCGCCTGCCAATACCGGGGGTCCATGCTCGCGCGCTTGGCAAGCAGCTCTTCTAATGACCAGAACTCACCCCATAGCGGCTTATCGTTCAGCAGGGCGGGGAACTCCACAACCTCCCACGCGTCTGAGTCCTCGTTCCGGGTCATGTGGTCAACGATCTTGCCGGTGAGGTCCAGCTTACTCCAGCGGGTCATCACGACGATGATGGCACCACCCGGCATCAGACGCTGAATCGGGCCTGACTGGAACCACTCCCACGCGGGTTCAAAAACATCCGCACGACCCTGCTTCGCTTCCTGCTCCGAATGAGGATCGTCAATAATAAAAAGATCAGCACCGCGCCCTGCAAGCGCGCCACCCACACCGATGGCAAAATACTCACCGTTGTAGTTAGTCCCCCATCGGGATGCTGATTTAGAGTCGGCCTGTAGCTCGACCTGTGGAAAGATATCCTTATATTTATCCGCACCGACCAAGTTACGCACCCTGCGACCAAAGTTGACCGCAAGGTCCGCAGTATGCGACGCCATGATGACCTTCTTGTGCGGGAATTTACCCAAAAACCACGCGGGTGCGAGGTAAGAAATGAGTTCTGATTTGCCGTGCCGCGGTGCGATATTCACAATTACCCGTCGTTTCTCTCCGCGAGCGATGGCCTCGAAGATTTCCGCGAGTTTTCGATGGTGCGGACCGATGATGTACCCCGGATATACGTGTTTCACGAAGTCAAGAAACGATTCTTTCCCCGCGGTACGCATTACTTCTTCCTGATACTGCTTCAATAGCTTCGCAACATGCCGTTTTTGCTTCTCCGGCATCATAGGCAGCGCTTTTTTCAGCTTCGCAATCGAATTAGCATCAAGTACGGTCATTATTCGGCAGAAATTGAAGGAGGGTTGTCCAAAATCTGCTTGTATTCCACGCCTTCGATCGTCTGCAGCGTGTTAAGCAGCTCTTTTTCTACTTCTTCAATCGATTGCACCTTCATCGTCACCTCACTACGCTTCTTGAAGGCATCAACACCATCAATTTCCCCCAGTTTTGCAAGGGCCGAGATGCGCGATTTGGAATCTTTGGCGTGTTCTACTTCAAAAACAAGTTTGTTAACAACGTAGAGCTTCAATTCAGATAGCTCATTGACGACTTGATGGTTCATCTGCGCAACCATCCCCGCCAAATATGCAATCGTCTCATTGGGGTACGTCGCAAAATCAGGTCGCATCTGTGGGTTTTCAATCATTTGACGCGCGAGGTCTTCTGCTTGCTGAATATTTCCGTCGTCAGGGACGATTGCGGCACCCGTGAGATCGGAAATGAGCTTAATCGTCCGCACCCTCATATTCAATTCTTCTTGCGGAGACAGTTCCGGAAGGGCATCCGTTGCAGATGCCGGGAGGGGGATATCCTCGTCGAGCGGAGGAACGATTGCGTTGTCAGTCATGCAGTGGGGTCATCCACAGTTTTTTGGAATATAGCATAAAAAAACAAAAGGAGGTAGGAGTCCCATAAGGGGGGTATTTGTAAAGTAGGGGGTGGGGTAGACAGAGTTTGGAAAATGGTGTGGTGATTTGTGCGCAGCTTAGTGTAAGAGCGTCGCGGCGGGACTCCTAATCGCCAGCGGGGGGTCGGGGGGCGGTAGGGTCGCCAACTTGACAAATACGTAGAATGGCGTAGAATTCTAACTGTCGACGGATGAAAGGCGAGCCACTACAGAGCAGCGCACTACCTGAGACATGAGGAGTAAACGGTGTTCACAGACTTTGAGCAGGACCCCTACTTCAATGAAGAAGTAGCGGAGGAGTTCATGCCACAGTTCGTGGCAGAACCAGCACCCGGCCCTCTCGACCTTGCTGATGAGGCCGATTGGGAAGACCGGGTGGAGTATATCAGCCTTGAAGAGGCTGGGCTGGAAGAGCGCCAGTGGGAGATAGATGCCAGCAGTGGCGTGATGCAGTATGTATATTGGGCCAACGAGGGCGAGGACGCCCGAGACTGGTCCGACCAATAACCAACAGGGGCCTTCGGGCCCCGCCTTTTGGAGGTATGTATGCACCACGAAATACAGTATGACCTGCAGGACCGCCAGACGGCGGAAGACAAAGCCATCGCTGACTGTAAGCAATGGCTGGGCAAAAAGCAGTTCAACAAAGTCGTCCAGCTGCTCAAGGGCGACAAGGGCCAGAGTCCGAGGCAACTCGTGCTGTTCGCGTTGTCGATGCAAGGGATTCAAGGCTATCCGGCTGAAGTAATGGCCGACCGCTACTGGACAGCGCAGCGCGAGCTGTTCTAACCACGGGGGCCTTCGGGCCCCCATCTTTGGAGGTATATATGTACAAGTTCTTAGCAGGTGTTATGTGCGCGGTAGCAATGATCACGGCCAACGAGATGATCGATGGCGTATGGCTTGCACAGATGATGTTGTTCGCTGCGGGGTTTGCAGCGGCGGGTATCCTGTTGATCAAAGACTAACTACAGGGGGCTTCGGCCCCCTTTCTTTTTTGTCCCCACGTTTTGATACCAGTTATGTGTTGTCGCGGGCGAGTTGGGCGGGCGCGAGTTGGGCGTGGCTAATTAGCTTTCCATTTGACACGGACCGTTAATTAGCCTAATATGCGAAACATGGACGGCGGCAATGCGGGCCGATTGAGCAGCGCGGTTGACGTTCATAATGAGGAGTCTACATCATGGCCAAAAAAGCCATTGAAGTGCAAGGCGATGCCGAAGGCATTATGTCGCTGAAGGATGCGGGTTATCAACATGCCCGCCACCTTGACCGCGCCGCGGCGTATCAACGGCGCGTGCTGGAGTTGTGCGGCGTGGCGGGTTTCGATAGCGTTACCGCCGAGCAGAAAGCGGAAATCTACGCCGGTTTCCAGATGCGCTTCGCCGAAAATCATCCGCCAGTGATGTATATGCTGGAAGGTGCCGATACTCTAGTGCCGGTTAGCGGTGAAGTGCCGAAAGGCCGCGAGACGATTCGCGTTGACGTGCACTATGCGATGTCTTTCACGTCTCACGAGTTCGGTCAAATGGGGAAAGACCGCCCGAACTTGAAGGCAATCATCGGTGACGTGCGTGATGCGTTCAGCACTTACGCATCGGGTTGCTGGTCAGCGCTGACCAAAAAATCGGTCAAGCGTGAACGTGGCGCAACGCTGGAGTTTATCACCCGCCTTAAAAAGGTCGGCGAGACGCTGGAAAAGCAAAACAAGGTTGCGCTGTCCAAAGGTGACCCTAGCGCAGTCGGCGTGGAAGCGTTCAAAGCCGCATGGCGCGACTTTCTGAAGGCTGTAGTGAAGTAACACCCAGCAACACCTAGCCCGGGCCGAAAGGTCCGGGCTTTTTTTTGTCCTCCGCCCTTTGAAACCAGTTCTCTGTTGGTGCGCGCGCTCGGCGCGTGTGTGCGGGATGCCACGGCTATGCCACGCCGGACGGCCTCGCTAATTAGTGATCCGTGCCAACACAGACGGTTAAATAGACTTCTACCCCACGTAAACTTGTCACGCCATCTGTTGACGTTGTGTAACAACAAAGTGACAAAGTCCACTGCGTGGATACTTTGTTCCGCAAATATGTAATGTTCCGCTTTGTTCCGCTTTACGTATGCTACAAAAAAGGCCACTTTGCTTTACATACGATTTTTGTTCGACGGCGCGTAAGTCGTTGATTTAACAGATAAAACACCGTCATGTAGAACATCTTATAGGAGAGTTTTCGTTTTTGTTCCGTTGTTCCGCAGTTTTCGGGGTATGTCCGGAAATTTGGCAACATCAGCAAGCGTGAAAACGCGGTTTCGGCAAGCGTCAAAAAACCCATTTTTCCGGCGGCATATATACCCTAAAAAGTGCGGAACAACGGAACAAACTACTTTCTTTATATAAATATTTATTTTCTATATTATAATAATAATAATAAATACAACAACTTACTACACGCACCCATTCCCCTATTCGTAAACTATCTTGAATCATTATCCTAGTTAAAAAATCACTTTTCCCCGGAACAGCGGAACAAACACACCCAAACTTTACATGTGTTTGTTATTCTATCCCACACCCTTACCCGCGCCCCAATTTAACATCCTCTGCAATAACAGACACTTAGATAAAAAACATACCTAAACCTCTTTACATATACCCCGATATACCTTACAATAGAGGTATGCTGAAAGCTTACACGAAAAGTTCACATCGTGGCGCGCAGCTGCCTATTTTTTAATCAGTTGCACATTTTTTAATCAATTTCCGGAACAAAAAGCTATTTAGTAGTCCGTGTAATCGCAGACCAGTAGTTAGTAATCAGTGCAATCGCAGACCGTTGCATACTTTCTGAAATCACCTATTGATAGGAGCCTGAAATGAAAACACAGACCTGTGACCCCGCAGACCGCTATTGCTGCTGGTGCGGCGATGACGTGCCTGCGGCCCGATGGGCGATCGGTTACCGCGCCTGCCTGCTATGCGGGGAGGAAATCGCTCGTGCAGAACGCTCTGCATGGTGTGTTGTTCCTCTACACAAAAGCAATTATTTCCTATGCACCGACAGGGCAGACCTGAAGGGCATCAACAACAAAGGAGGGTTAGTCAAGTGAACAACCTGACAATAATGGACTGGTGGCGGCTGCTGAAGCTGGCCGAGGACTACGCCGACCACTTCGTTGACGAGGACGAGATGTATGAGACATACACCGAGCTGGCCAACAAGCTGCATAAAATCATCATGAGAGGGGGCATAGAGTGAACGAGACAATATACGAGAAGCTGATACTGGCGGGAGCCGCCGTGCTGATTGCGGTGCTCCTGTGGATTGTTCTAGTTCTATTCTTTCTTTTGGAGGTGTCGAAATGAAGGTGAAAATCAGTGAGTTAGAGGGCGATGCCCTTGAGAGGCTGGTGGCGAAGTGCGAGGGGAAGGCGTCATGGATTAGAGGGTTTACAACAGAGTGGGAGCAGGCTGGCCCGATTATTGAGCGGGAGGGTATGAGTATTGGTATGGTGAATGAGCACTGGCAAGCGCATCTGTCTGAGTTCCACCTATTTATCGAAGGCCCCACCCCACTAATCGCAGCGATGCGCTGCTACGTCGCTAGCAAGCTGGGCGACGAGGTCGAGATACTGGAGGAACTGACCGCCCTAAAATGTTAAATAAACTGAACACCGGAGGAACTGACCACCCCAAAAAGTGAAATAACCTGACACAACTATGGAGATACCAAAATGAACCACACCACACCACGCAACTTCGAGGAAGCACTGGACCAGCTGGTCGATGAGAAGAACGACCTGTGGGACGCGTTGGACAACCTGACAACCCTGTGGGAGACGGCGGCATCGGACCGTGCGATCGACTTCAGCATGAAGTCCGCACGTCAAGTGCTCAACCGCACCGCCCCACCTAAACCCGAGTAACCCATTAAACCGGAGGTAACGATCCATGGATACACGGACTGCTAAACAGCTGACAGGGGGCTTGGCACAGACAACCAAAATGCCATGCCCTTCGTGGTCAATCCCGGCACGAGAGTGCAAGACCGGCGGCAAGCTGGTCAACGTCGAGGGGTCGACGTGCGCGAGCTGCTACGCACTGAAGGGCAACTACCTGCGGTTCCGCAAAACGGTGGAGCCCTCACAGTATAGACGTATGGAGCTGGCAGAAGGTAAGGGCTGGGTCGACGCCATGGTGGTGCTGATACGCAACAACGTCTACTTCCGCTGGTTCGACAGCGGCGACCTGCAGTCGGTCGAGATGCTGGAGCGCATCGTGGAGATCGCCCAACGCACCCCTCGCACAACCCACTGGCTACCAACCCGTGAGTATGGCGTGGTGAAGAAGTTCCTCGACCGACACGGGCAAGAGGCGATACCGGCTAACCTAATCATACGATTAAGCGCACTGTTCATCGATCGATCGGCAGTCGTGCCTGCCTCGCTGCAGGGGCACCCGCAGATCAAGATGTCCACCGTCTACAGTCGACACACCGAGGTGCCTGTCGCATATCGCGTATGCCCTGCATACAGCGGCGAGCAGAAAGGCTACTGCGGCGACTGCCGTGCCTGCTGGGACACGACCGTCGAGACGGTGGCATACCGCGCGCACTAAGTAAAAAAGATTTGTAAAGCTATTGATGTATATGTAAAGTTATGAGATAATAGTCATACGGTCGAGGAAGAAATGAATCGATCGGGTAGTAAAGTCGTGCGGCTATAACCGCACATCACCAAGTAGGTTAATTAACGATCCGTGGCAACACGGAGCACAAACTAGGAGAACGACATGGAGAGCCAAGCATTGCTGCAGAAACCGAAACACATCACTTCACTGGCGACATCGTCAGTGCTGCTGTCCGTAGACATCAACGTCTGGACGGCGACCAAGCAGGACCGTGTGGTCAGCGACGAGATCGTGGTGGCCAAGAAAGCGGACAAGGACAGCGGACGCTTCGTCAAGAATCTGCTGGCCAACAACGTCGACCACCGCCGGGTCATCAACTACCGGCAGAGCGTGTATAACTGGCTT